GCCATCGTTTCTCTCTCTACCGCTTCGCGCGTGAAGGGCCGTGCTCATGAGCGGGTCGGTCGAACGGGCCGTGCGACGGGATCTGCGTCGGCTCGACAAGCAGGCTCGTGATGGGGCGCTTGCAGCTGCGGCGCTTGAGCTGGCTCGGCTGTTGGACTTGCCGATCGGGGGCTCGGATTCCAGGTGGGCCAGCGAGACGGCCGACAAGCGGCTGGCGGCGGCGGCGCAGGCCACTCGGGAGTTGCGGACGACGATGGGCGAACTGCTGAAGGACGTCGTTCCGGAGACCAAGGACGGGATCGATGACCTCCGTGCTCGACGTGCGGCCCGAAAGAGTGCTGCTGGGTGACCAGCGTCCCCGCTTGTGGTCGGTTCCGCCGCACTCGGTCTCTTCAGCCGGCAGCGAGGTGGTCGATCTTGCCGCCAAGGCTGGCTTGGTGCTGGACCCGTGGCAGCAGTGGGTGCTTGAGCAGTCGCTCGGGGAGCAGCGCAACGGACGCTGGGCGGCGTTCGAGGTTGGCCTGATCGTGAGCCGGCAGAACGGAAAGGGAGCGATCCTGGAAGCGCGGGAGCTTGCGGGGCTGTTCCTGTTCGAGGAGGAGCTGATCCTCCACTCGGCGCATGAGTTCAAGACGGCGTCGGAGGCGTTCCGGCGGATTCGCCGGTTGATCGAGGACAACCCGGAGTTCGAACGGCGGGTCCGTTCGATCCGGACCGCGAACGGCAGCGAGATGATTGAGTTGAAGTCGGGGCAGCGGCTTCGGTTCGTGGCTCGGTCGAAGGGTTCGGGGCGGGGGTTCTCGGGGGATCTGGTGATCCTGGATGAGGCGTACGACCTCGGCGATGAGGCGATGGGTGCGCTGCTCCCGACGTTGAGTGCTCGTCCGAACCCGCAGGTCTGGTACACCGCGACTGCTGGTGATGAGCGGAGCGTCCAGTTGGGCAGGGTCCGGGAGCGTGGCCTTGGCGGTAAGGACCCGTCGTTGTTCTTTGCGGAGTGGTCGGTTGACCCGGAGAACTATGACCCCGCTGATCCGGCAGCGGTGGCGATGGCTAATCCGGGTCTGGGGATCCGAATCACGCAGGAGTACGTGGACCGGGAACGGCCGGCACTTGGCCCGGAGATGTTCGCGAAGGAACGCCTCGGGATTGGGAGCTACCCGACGGACCTGACGGACGCGTGGGCGGTCATCGGCAAGGCGGAGTGGGATGCGCTGGCCGACAACGACGCGGAGCTCGAGGACCCGGTGGCGTTCGCGGTGGCGGTGCATCCGGAGGCGCGGAACGCCTCGATCGCGGTGTCCGGTGGCCGTGGCGATGGGAACGTGTTCGGGGAGCTGGTCGAGTACCGCCCGGGAACCTCGTGGGTGAAAGATCGGCTGGTGGAGCTCGACAAGCAGTGGGATCCGTGCGCGACCGTGGTAGATGCCGGCAGTCCGGCCGGGTCGCTGGTTGAGGAACTGCGGAACGAGGGGCTGCGGATTGAGACGCCGACGTCGCGGGAGGTGGCGCAGTCGTGGGCGCAGTTCTATGACGCGATCGTCGACTCCCGGACTTTCCGTCATCTTGGCGATGTGGCGAGTCAGAAGCCGCTGCGGTTGGCGTTGGCGGCGGCGCAGAAGTATCCGCTTGGGGATTCGTGGCGGCTGGACCGCAGGGTCTCGGTGGATCAGAGCCCGGCCGAGGCGGTGAACTTGGCGCACTGGGGCTTTCGGACCTACGGGATGGAGCTCGGCCCGTCCGACATCACGGTCGGGGCGATCTAGCAGCAGGGAGGTTGGGATGGCGGTCAATCCGAGCGTGAAGCAGGCCCGCAACGGGAACGTGGGGATGGCGGGTGAGCAGAACGCCGCACAGCCGGGCCCGGACGCGACGAGTCAGATCACCTCGACGAAGCGGCAGGCGGAGGCGGCCGCGAACCGGCGGAAGAACGAGGCGGCGGGACTGGTTCGGTCCCCGCAGGGTTCCGGCGTGGCCGGCCACCAGATCGGCGGTGGGGGGGACATGTTCGTGTGGGATTCGGGCCTTGCGATCAACGACGTGGAGGGTGGCGGGTCCGGGTGAGCCAGTCGACCGACCAGCTCGCCCCGGGACTCCAGCAGACCGCCTCGGAGGTGCGTGCGGGGCTGGCCCTGTCGGCGTCCAAGAGCGCGGCGCAGCAGGCCGACGCGCACCGGTTCATCGTCTCCAACGGCCACCAGGTCGTCGTCGGCCACGCTGACGTCGGGGACGGCTCGGCGGATCGTGGCCGGCAGGCGGGAGGGTACTGACATGGCGACCCGGAAGAGCCGGAAGGGTGGCACGGCGGCTGGGGCGCCGCTCGGATCGGGGGCGAACTTCAAGGCGGTGGAGGCCAGTGCTGCAAAGTCCGGCGCAAGAAATCCCGCCGCTGTGGCCGCGGCCGCGGGCCAGAAGAAGTACGGGAAAGCGGGCATGGCCAAGCTGGCTGCTGCTGGCCGCCGCAAGTCTGGCGGCCGCGGCGGGAAGGGCAAGTAGCCACGCCCGGACCCCAACCTTCCAGATCGTGCTGGCTGTGGGGGGGATGCTGGGTGGGGCGGCGTTGATCAGCCGGATGGCGTTGGGGATCATGCTGATCGTCGGCTGCACGCTGGTCGGGGTGGATGGGCTGCTACGGGAGGCGCCGGATGCTCGGCCGGTCCCGACGAGCCATGAGGACGTGCTGGAGCGGTACCGGAGGGCGAGATGACCAAACTCGACGAACTGCTAGAGGACGTTGAGGAGGTCCGGCGATTTACCATCCGGCCTGGCGACATCCTGGTTCTCCGCTTCAAGCACGTCCTACGTTCCGACCGCGCTCAGGAGATCGGGGAGTACATCAAGGCCAAACTCGGCGCTGACGTGAAGATCATGCTCCTCGACCAGGGCACAACCCTCGACATCCTGGAGAAGGCTGCTGATGCCCCGGCTCCTTGACCGACTCGCCGATCGTTACAGCCTGCGGCAGGGCTTCTGGGAGGGCGTGGCCTCCGGCGCCGCCATCTACATGGGCAACTACGGCGACCCCGGCAAGGAGAAGGCGGTCACCAACCTGGTCGGGATGGCCCGGGACGCCTACCAGTCCAACGGGGCCGTGTTCGCGGTCATCCTGATCCGTCTCGCGTTGTTCTCCGAGGCTCGGTTCGTGTTCCAGAGCCTGGTCGACAAGCACACCTACGGCAGCCAGGACCTGCGGATCCTGGAGGATCCGTGGCCGAACTGCACCACCGGTGAGTTGCTCGCACGGATGGAGCAGGACCTGTCGCTGGCGGGGAACTGCTACCTGTGGAAGGCCGCCGACGACCGGCTGGTCCGCCTGCCCCCTGACGAGGTCACGATCATCAGCCAGCAGGTTCGTGTCCCTGGCGGGCACTACCGCGAGATCGTCGGCTACGACTGGGATCCCACCCCGGTCCAGAACGTCGCCCCAGGCACCGACAACCGCTCGGAGCAGGCGCAGACGTTCACCGTCGACGAGATCGCGCACTGGTCGCCGTACCCGGACCCTCGGGCGAACTTCCGCGGGATGAGCTGGTTGACGCCGGTGCTGCGGGACACGCAGGCCGACACGGCGATGACCAGCTACAAGATCGCCTATCTGGAGAACATGGCCGCGCCGAACCTGCTGCTGAAGTACCAGCAGAAGTTGCGCTCGGACACGGTGGACGCGATCGGTGAGCGGATGCACGCCAAGTTCGGCGGCTCCAACGCGTTCAAGACGTTCGTGCTCGACCAAGGCGCCGACGCGACTGTCCTAGATAACTCGCTTGACCGGATGGGGTTCGCGTCGACGCAGGAAGCCGGCGCGAACCGGATCTGCTCCGCCTCCGGTGTCGACCCGATCCTCATCGGTTTGTTGACACTTGGCCGGGCGGCGGTGACCTACGAGCAGGCGATGCGGCGGCTCGGGGACATCACCATGCGACCGCTGTGGCGCTCCGCATGCGCGGCGCTACAGAAGCTGGTCCCGGGCGTGCCGCCAGCGGGGGTCAGGTTGTGGTTCGACACCGCCGACATTGCGGCGCTGCGGGCCAGCGAGACCGAGCGGGCGCAGACGATGCAGGTGAACGCCGCCGCGCTGCTCACCCTGGTCCAGGCCGGCTACACCCGCGAGAGCTCGGTGGCGGCATTGCAGACCGGGGACGTGTCGCAGTTGCAGGAGGCCCCGTCCGCGCCGCCACCGGGGATCTCGGGGCGGGAGACCGCCACGGAGCGGTACAACGCGCCGGCCGCCGCGTCGGGGAAGGTCACCGATGGGAACCCGAGCGGGGAGCCGCCCGCTCCCAGTCAGAAGCCGGGGCCGCCGACTGGGAACGGGAAGGGGCCCACGCCGAAGCAGATGCGGCCGATGCCGCCCGCGCTGCTCCGGCGGCCCTAGAGATGTTCGCGGATCTTGGCGGCCCACGCATCGAACTCCTGCTGGAGCATTCTCATCTGGGCGGTCCACTGGGGCGTGTGGACAACGCCGCGGGCGACCTCGGAGTTGTAGGTGGCCAGCGGTTTGAACTTCTCCGGCATCCGCTGCCGTGCGACCTCAAGGTCCACCGCGTCGTGGAACCGGCTGGCCAATCGTTTCGCCCACGGAGGCGTCTGGATCTTCTGAGTCATCGCAGGTCGCGGCTTTCGTCGTGGTGGCGGAACTCGCCCCACAGGATCTTGCCACCGTCGATGGTCCACCGGACCGTCCACACGCCCAGCCGCCAGGTGACGGCCAGCACCATGATCGCGATACGGATCATGAGCTTGAACAGGTGCCACATGATCGGGACTGGCCAGCCGAACAGGTCGACCAGCAGCGCGGCGAACGGTCCCACGCTGACGCGGGTTCCGTGCCGGCCTATGTAGACACGCATTACCGTGCTCCTTCCTGTTCTTTGATCCACTGGTCGATGTCCTCGGGCCGGTACCGTAGGTGGCGGCCAAGCTTGACGGCTTTGGGGCCGCGGCCCTGCGCGCGCCACTTGCGGAGTGTCTCAACGGAGACCTTGAGGTACGCCCCGGCCTCTTTGATGGTGAGTAGCTCCGCCATGCCGCCTCCTAGAAGCTCCAGGTGCCGATCTTGGAGCTGTCGCCGGAATTGGACAGCACGACTTGGCCATGGCGGGCGGGAACGTCGAAGACCAGCCATCCCTCAGCGGTCTCGCCAGTGTTCAGGTTCACGTAGTCGAGCGCAGGCTTGAACCCTTCGGCGTAGGCGTCGCCGTCGTAGTGGTGGCCGTTCATGGTGACGTAGATGTCGCCCCACAGGGACGTCTGGCCGTCGGCGATCGCCTGGGTCTTGACGTAGACGCCGAGGAAGTTGCCACGCTCGGGCCGGTTGTACTCGTCGCCGCGGCTGAACTGGGTTTTGACGATCTTGACCTTGGCGACGTCGCCGGTCTCGTCGGACAGGACTGCCGTGTCGCCGACCTTGCCGGTCCACACCTGCGGGGTGCTGGTCTGGGTGATGCCCTCGTTGGGGAAGGTGTCATCGGTCGGGGTGGATGCGGGTGGGGCCACGGTGGTGGCGGTGGGTGCGCTGGAACGGGCGGTTTGGGTGGTACCGCAGGCAGCCAGCCCTACAGCCAGTGCGATGGCGGCGCCGGCGATGGCTAGGCGCTTGACGGTGAGCATGGGGATCCCTTCTGAGAGTGTTTCCGTGGTCACAGCATGTCACTAACCGTCGTTGTCCGCCATAGTTGGTAGGTCACGAATTGGCGTCAGGAGGACGGATGGCTGACACCCACCCCAGCGACCACAGCGGAAACGCGGAGACGCTGCACCAGTACTGGGTCCACGGCGAGGGCGCAGCCAAGATCCGGTGGGGCACCTCAGGCGACTTCGACCGGTGCGTCCGCCAGCTTGAGGAACACGCGCAGATGACCCCGGACCAGGCGAAGGGGTATTGCAACCTCGCGCATCACGCGGCGACCGGGATGTACCCGGCGACCCATGCGGCGATGGAGAAGGGACACGGGAGGTCGAACACGCCGATGCCGTACACCAGAAGTTTTCCGCTGGAGGACATCTCCATCGCGCGGGACGGGAGCGGCAGGGTCGTGGACGCCTACGCCGCCGTGTTCAACACCCCCGCCAAGGTCCACGACATCGACGGGACCTACATGGAGGTCATCGACCCGGCCGCGTTCAACCGCACCCTTGAGCACGCCCGCCGAGCCAAGGGTGGCACCGCGTTCCCGGTGCTGTTCAACCACGGCATGACCCTCTACGGCACCCCCTCCGAACGCTACGCCGTTCCGATCGGCGTATCGGAGGATGTCCGGGTGGACGGCAACGGCCTGTTCACCCGCTCCCGGTTCCACCGCACCCAAGCCGCCGACGAGATCCTCGAGGCGATCAAGGACGGCTCCATCACGGCCTACAGCTTCCAGGGCGACTTCCTACGCTCCGAACCGCTGGTCCCTCGTGGCGGGTTCCGCCAAGGACGGGACGGAAAGTTCCCACAGGTTCGTAGAACGGAGTCATCGCTGCGGGAGTACGGGCCCGGTACGTTCGCGGTCTACAAGGATGCCGCGATCATGGGGATCCGCGCCGAGCAGATCGCCGCGATCGCACGGGGTGGCTTCACCCGCGATCAGGCCATGCGATTCATCGACGCGATGTATGAGTCTGGCACTCCCCTGGACCCGCCGGACGATGGCACTCCCGACGATTCGGGACCCGCCACCGAAGAGGACCCGTCGCGCCTGCGGCACTCCCCTCGGCCCCCGCATCTGGAACTTCAGACCCAACGGGCCAAGTTCCTGATCAAGCACGGAGGAGGTCGGATCGGTGCCTGAGGACACCACCACCCAACCGCAGGAGCGGCAGCCCCAGCCGGCGCAGGGGCAGAACATGTACCGGACCCTGCAGGAGATCGACGGGCGGCAGCACGCCATCCGCGCGGAGCTGTCCACGATCGACGCGCTCCCGGAGCCGACCGACGACGACGTCAACTGGCAGGGCACCCTCATCCAGGAGTACGACGCCCTCGAGGAGCGTGCTGGGCCGCTGCGCCGCCGGATGGCCGATATCGACCGGGTCATGCGCGCCCGCTCCGACCCCGCCAACATCGAGGACGGCGCCCCCCGGACCCGGCAGGCCCCCGCGCAGACGACCCGCTCCAACCGCGACCCGTTCGAGGACATGGACCGCGTCCGCGCGCGGCTGGTGTCCTCGGAGGATCTCCGCTCCCGCGCCGAGACCGTCATCGAATCCGACGAGAAGCGCTACGAGCTGCCCCGCGACTACGCGGAGACCGCCGCGCGGCGCGCGAAGGACAGCCCTGGAATCTCCCGGCACATCCTGCTCACCGGCACCCCGGAGTACCGGGAGGCGTTCCGCGCCTACCTGGAGAACCCCGAGGATGGCGAGCAGCGCTTCCGCGCGATGAACCTGACGGCGGCTTCGGGCGGCTATCTTCTGCCGTATGTGCTGGACCCCACGATCGTGCTCACCAACAACGCCAGCGCCAACCCGTTCCGGCGGATCGGCCGGACCGTCACCACCACCTCCAACGCGTGGCAGGGCGTCAACTCCGCCGGCGTGACCGCCGCGTGGATCTCGGAGGGTACGACCGCTGGCGACATGTCACCGACCCTCGGCCAGATCCAGGTCACCCCCGTCAAGGGTGTCGCGTGGGTGTTCGGCTCCTACGAGGCGCTCGACGACACCGACTTCGGCGCCCAGCTCCCCGGGCTGCTCGCCGACGCCCGCGACCGGCTCGAGTCCGGTTCGTTCACCACCGGTTCTGGCACCAGCGTCCCGCTCGGCATCGCCGCCGCGCTCGGCACCGGCTCCCGGGTCGCCCCCAGCGCGACCGGCACCGCGTTCAACGGCACCGCCGCGATCCCCGACGTCTACAACCTTCAGGCCGCCCTCCCGCCTCGGTTCCGGAACTCCCGGTCGGTCGGCTGGATCGCCAACATCGTCGCGATCAACAAGGTCCGCGCGCTCGACCAGTACGGTGGGTCGGCGTTCTGGGCGAACTTCGGGTCGGACACCCCGGAGCAGCTGCTCGGCAAGGGCATCTACGAAGCCAGCGACATGAACGCCACCATGACCGGCGCCTCCGGCGCCACCGGCACTGGCTCGATGACGCTGCTGTTCGGCGACTGGGAGCAGTTCATCATCGCGGACCGCGTGGGCGTGTCGATGCTGTACGAGCCGATGGTGAAAGGCTCCGGAAACGCACAACTGCCAACCGGGCAAGCAGGGTGGTACATGTTCTGGAGGACAGGTACCACGGCGTCCACCACCGCCGCATTCCGGTACCTGACCATCTCCTGACCCTCAACCATCCCAACAACGGCCGTCGGGCCGGCTGGCCTCCCATGTCCAGCCGGCCCGACTACATGGGAGGCCAACTTGCATCCATTGACTGTTGCCCGGGCTGCCATCCAGGAACACGCCGCGCTCCAGAAGGAGGCGGAGCTCGCCGGGCTGCTCGCCGTCCTACTGGAACTTGAGCCGAAGGTGATCGTGGAGATCGGCTGCGACGCCGGCGGGACGCTGTGGGCGTGGCGGCAGCTGGAGCCGCAGCGGCTGCTCGGGGTGGAACTGCCCCGCGCAGGGTTCCATTCCGGGAAACCGCTGCAACGCTATGGCGCCGAGGTGATCATCGGCAACTCCCACGAGCAGGCGACCTACGACCAGCTCGTGAAGCTGCTGGACGGCGACGAGGTGGACTTCCTGTTCATCGACGCGGATCACACCTACGCCGGTGTGAAGCGGGATTTCGAGCTGTACTCCCCGTTGGTTCGGCCGGGTGGGGTGATCGCCCTGCACGACATCTGCAACCACCCGAGGATGCCGGAGGTGCAGGTCGGCCGGTTCTGGTTGCAGCTCCGTGAGGGGCAGGAGACGGAGGAGTTCATCACCGACCCGCCGACGTGGGGTGGGATCGGCGCGATCTGCCAGCCGGCGGTGGAGGAGCTCCGGCTTCGCCGGACACAGATTGCCCGCGAGCTGGACGTGGCCCTCTCGTCCTCGGAGGTGCCAGCCTGATGCGGACCCTGGTCATCGGTGGGATCGCGCACGCCCCCGACGGCAGCGGCTACTACCGCTTCTTCCTGCCGTTCAAGCATCTTGGCGCCAACTCCCACCACATCGCCGGGATGGCACCTCCAGGCCCGCAACCGCCGATCACCCCCGAGGACGTCGGCCAGCTCGACGTGCTGGCGCTGCAACGTCCCGCCGGCCGGCAGGGGACACGGCAGCTGGAACGGATCGTCGGGAAGGTGAAACTGGTCTACGAGATCGACGACGACATGCTCCAGGTCGAGCCGTCGGGGTTGCCGCACCTGTATGACGAGCAGACCCGCGCGTCGATCCGGCGGTGTCTGCGGCTGGTCGACCTGGTCACCGCGTCCACCCCGTACCTTGCGGACCAAGTCCGCCCGTACAACCCGAACGTGGTCGTGCTCCCCAACTGCATCAAGGCCGGGCTGCTGGACCTACAGCGACCCCGGCGGGACCGGCTGACGGTCGGGTGGGCCGGCGGGACGAGCCACCTGGTCGACATGGTGACGGTCGCCGACCCGCTCCGCATGGTGCTCGAGCGGCATCCGGCTGTGGAGATGCACTGGATGGGGTTCGACTTCTCCCCGCTGGTGCAGCGGACCTGCCGGTGGACCCCGTGGCAGGCCGACGTTGGCGAGTACTACAAGCAGATCGACTTCGACATCGCGATCGCCCCGTCGGCGGACGTGCCGTTCAACCGCAGCAAAAGCGCGATCCGCGCGTTGGAGATGGGCGCGCTCGGCATCCCGATCGTCGCGGCCAACCACCTGCCCTATTCGGACTATGTGATCGACGGGAAGACCGGCTATCTCGTCGACGGGCCCGACGAGTTCCAGGCTCGGCTGACCGAGCTCATCAACGACGAGGACGCCCGCAACGAGCTTGGCGCGGCGGCGAAGGAGCAGGCGGCGACCTGGACGATCCAGGAGCACTGGCGACTGTGGGAACGCGCATACGAAAGCGTCATGGGTGAGGAGGCCACTGGTGGCACGCAGGGTGAAGATGGAGCTGACCCAGCCGGTCGGTGATCCGGACGGGACCGTGGTCTGGCAGCCCGGCACCCGGTTCGAGCAGGATGACCCGACCCTGGATGGTCTTCCTCCCGGGCATGTCCGTCCCGTCGTGGTGGAGGTCGACGAGCCTGCCGTCCAACCCGAGCCGCAGCCGGAGCTTGCGCCGTCGGCGGAGCTGGGCATTGGTCAGCTCCGCGCCCGGGCGGAGGCGCTGGGGGTCAAGGTGGATGGGCGCTGGTCAGCCGCGCGGCTCCAACAGGAGATCGGCACGAAGGGTGATGTCCTGTGAGCGACGTCGGGTTCGGGACTGACGCCTTCGGGATCGGGGCGCGTCTCGGCCTTGGCGACACCGCCCGGGAGCGGGGTCTGCTACTGGTGGAGCGGTGGGATACCGACCAGTCGAGCTGGGTGTCCCGCCGCCTCGGCGGGGAGCAGGCTGGGATGCCTGGATTCTTCCAGCCGAAGGGCTACGAGTTTCGCACGCTCGGGGTGGATCCCTACCTGATCACCGAGGGGTACACCAACCTCGTCACGACCGGCGGGTGGGACCGGGTCCTGACCCTGGCGTTCGGCGGCGGCGGCACCACCTACGCCTCGGCGAACTGCCGGATCGGGGTCGGCACCGGCACATTGGCGGCCGCATCCGGGCAGACGGACCTGAACGCCGCGCAGGGTGCTGCCGGCCGGTACTTCGCGATGCTGGATGCCACCCCAACCACCTCGGCTGGGACGGCGGTGCGGCGCCTGTCGTTCGTGGCGACCTTCGGAACTGGCGTTGCCAACATCGCCTGGCAAGAGGAATGCGTCGACCAGGGCACCACCACCGGGACCGGCGCGACGGTCGGGGCGATGCTGAACCGGCTCGTCTCCAACCAGTCCACCAAGGTGTCCGGGCAGACCTGGACCGCAACGTTCAACCTCGACTTCACCTAGAGAGGAACCGCATGAAGACCCGCCGCATCCTCACCACCCTCGCCCTGGGCGCTGCGCTGCTAGCCGCAGTTGCGGTGCCGGCCTACGCCGGCTCGCCCCACTTCGTCGACGACCAGCTCACCGCCACCCGCACCGGTGACACCCTCACCGTCAGCGGGAAGGAAGCCGGCCTCGGCGACGAGACCCAGATCACCGTTGAGGCATCGGCGACTGCGGCGTGCCTGAACCCAGGTCAGCAGTTCCCCCAGGCCGCCAACAAGGAGACCGTGACCGCCTCCGCTGACGTGCCCGTGGAGAACGGGAAGGCGTACTTCTCGCTGGATCTGGCGGCGACGTTCCAGCCGTCCTGCTCCCCGCCGATGAGCGTGGTGTTCGGTGACGTGACCGTGACCGACGTGACCAACGGGATCTCGACGACCCTGCCCGGCGTGCTTTGACGGGATCGCCGACTAGCGGCTGCACGACCATGATCGTCTGATTCTGGACCCGAAGGAGCAGGCATGCCGCTGAGTGACGCGAACGTGGTGCAGGAGAACACCGGCTTCACGACCACGACCAGCACCAGCGTCAACGTGACCCTGCCGTTAGGGACCACCGCCGGCAACACCGTCGTGGTCATCATCGGCGGTGGGCTTGAAGCCACCGGCCCGGCCGGGTTCGTCACCGACCGCGCCGTTGGCACGGTGATCGCCTCGCACAAGTCCGAGGTCACTGCCGGCGAGTCGTCTTGGACGTTCACGACTGCGACCGGCACGCTGTTCTCCTGGTATGTCTGCGAGATGACCAATATCGAACCGGCCGTCGCTGTGGACGCCTCGGCCGGTTCCACTGGTTTGGTCTCCAACGGCAATACGGCCACCTTGCCGACAACCCCGCTGACCGCCGCGCTGGATACGGTCGTGTTTGGCGTGGTCAGCGCGACGGTCACAGCTGGCGATGTGCAGTCGTGGAGCAACTGGACCGACAACTTCGCCGAGGTCGCCGACATAAGCGACCCGAACACGGCGAGGACGCTCGCGGTGGCCAGACGGTTCGTCACCGGTCAGACCGGCCAGTTCAACACCACGGCGGTATTCACCACCTCTGGCAGCCCGGCCAGCGTTGATGCGATTACGATCGCCTACGCTGCTGCCGACTCCGCGGTCGTCGCGCCGCTGCACGTGCTGGCCGGGTTCGAGTGGGGCACCCACGGCGGTATCAACTCGCA